TTTCTATTGGCTTTTTGTTGAACACTACATGATGTAAAAATTAATAGTGATAGTATTATAAGGTATTTCATTTTTTTGTTGCTTCTTCTTTAATATAAGCATCTACAAGTTTTTCAACTGATGTGCCTACAAAGTTTTTCCCATTGTCTTTGAAAAAATTAAAAAAGTTAATTAGGTCGTTTTTTCTTTCTTTTTTTGTCATTTTTTAATAGCTTCTTGTGGCTCGGGTGTATTGTCGGTACTTCGTGTACCTTTTGGCGATATAACCCTCACCTTATCCATTTCTAATTATCCCAGTTGGTAGTGATTGCTTGGGTTATTCTTTTGGAAATTATATCAATGTTAGTAAAATACAAATTCATGTCTGCTTCGTTATCCATGAAACAAACTTCTATTAAAATGTTATGTCCAATAGGCCTCATCCAACCAAGTCTTTTTCTTGCGGTTTGATGTTCTCCTTTCACACCTCTATTCTTAAAACCTAATCCTGATAATAAATCTACAATCTTTTTTGCAATGTCTGTTTCTTTTTTACTTGCACCTGTTGGAACAATTACTTCCACACCATTTGCAACTTTATTAAAAGCATTGAAGTGAATATCTATTAAGATACTATCCTTGTCTGACTTAAATACATTTTTGATCCAAGCAAGTGTTTCTACCAAGGCATTTTTATTTAAGTCCGTTTGGGCATGTATTCCAAACCTCTTTAAATCTTCTACAATTCTATCTCTCAATTCTAAGGTAAGTTCTCCCTCAGATTTTCCTTTTGAGAATGGCGTTGGTGGAACACCTTTGTCTTTTGCCCCTGAACCTGCTGAATGTCCTGCCGATATAAATATTCTTTTCATTATCTTAATTCGTTTATAATGGTTTTAATGTCTTTAACTTTTGCTTTACCTCTATTCCAAAAAAATAAATGCCAATAGCTTTTATATAATTCTTGATGCAACATTTTTTTTATTAAAGCTCTTTTTCTTTTCATTCTCTTATTCTGTCTGTGTTTTCTGGCTTAAAATCTTCAACACCTTTTTTCTTGCCATATCTTGTGTCTGAAGGATTTAAGGCATTGTAAATTACAGGCAATACTGATACCACCCCTGCACTTAATAATTTCTTTGCCATAGAAATATCAAATGTAAACATATCATGTCCTGATGACAATTCTGCCATATATACTGCAACAACTGTTGTTAAAAACACTTTTACATAGCTGCCTATTGCTGTGCTAAAAAATTCATTCATGTGACAAATGTAGGAAAATTTTGTTATAGTTGTTTTCCTACATTGTCTTTTTGTACATATCTGAAAATTCTGCTAACCTTTCGTGTCTTGTTTTTATCGGCTTACATTCGTTAATCATTGAGATATTTATTTTTTGCAGTTTATTCATTAACTCTAATTCTTGTTCGGTTGCTTCATTTCTTGTTTTAGTTTGTCCGCTACCAAATACAAGATAGTTTAAAAACCTTGCTTCTCTTTGGAAAATTAATGGGTCAGGATTTTTGCCATACCAATTATGGTAAGTTTCACTAATTGACTTACACATTTCTTTATAGTGGTCCCCTGCCTCATGTCTAAAGTCTATCAAGTTGTCATAAACCCATTTAATAACTTTTACTTCAAATTGTGGCGATAACCAAAAACAAAACTTAACAAACAAATATGGATTTAACCATGTTGACCCTCCTCTACCCCTTGTAGAATCTACTAACTTTAAATGGGCGGAATTGTCCCCATTTAAAATCTCTTGTTCCAATGCTTCCATAAAATTAATTGTGTTTTGATTTTCAAAAAAATCTTTAAACCTTTTTTTAGTATCGTAGGTTAAGTTAAAACTTTGTAAAACATCGGTTGCATTAAAATAGCCATCTTTTGTTCGTTGACTAACTTTAGTACCGTTTAAATCTCTTTGCATAATTTGATTAGTTTTTAGCATAATTATTTTAAATATGTGCAAATATAAAACTATTTTAACAAATTACAAACTATTATATTGAAATAAATCCTTTTTAAACTAAAAACCCCCTACAACGTCTGCAAGGGGTAAATTAGGGTTTGCTATAACTTATATCAATCATGCAATTTGATTAATTTTCGTTTGTGCAGTAAATGGCCAACAAGCTTCAGTAGATAGGCATTGCAGGCACTATTGTTTGGCTGGCTTAAACTAAATGATACAAAGATAATTAATTCCAACAAAAAAAGCCAAACATTTCTGCTTGGCAATTTTTGTTTTTACACACCATGAAAGGTATCTTTATGAAGGTTGTCCTTCTGTATCGTTCATTATCTTGTACGCTGCAACTTTCTCCTTAATTACTTCCAACACTTCTTGGTTGTCTGAAACTAAGTAAGTCATAAACGCACCCAATGGATCATGTTCACGTTCTTTCCATTTAAAGATTGCCTTACCGCTATTCTTGCCATTCTCATCACACATGAAGAAACTTCTTGTTTTGGCATCTTGATTGATTATCCTTGCCTCTAACGCTTCAATTACTTCATACTGTCTTTGAGGTTTGTGCATGCCTGTAATGGCAGTTCTTGAAGTCAATCTAATAAACTCATCTGCCTTAATAGGGTTGGTAGTGATTTGCTCAAGCAATAATCTCAATCCATCTAAATTATCTTCATCCACATATCCTTGGACATTTGGAATTAACATGTTTTTAGATGCTTCAATTAATTGCTCGTCATTTAAACCACCTTCCTCAATTTCAGAAAACAATTTTACTTTGACCATTGCAGCAATTCTTTTTGCTTTTACTTTTTCTACGTTCTCGTTTACTTTGTCCTCAATCACAAACCAAGCATTGTTGTTTTGCATGTTCTCAGGTTTATCAAAGTTTTGTGGTGAGAAGTGATAAAAGAAGAACGCTAAGTCCTTATCCATTATTAATGCTCTGCCATTCTCTATTGGTAAACTTTGAACACCAAATTCTAATTCGCCTGTTTTTGGATTAGGTCTGCCGGGAGTAGAAGAATATCTTACTTCCGCATTTTCCTTATTTACATAGGCGCTTACAACAAACTTTAAACCAAGTGACCTTGGCATTGCAAACTTACCGGGGTTATCTCTGTCGGGTTGTATCAAACCATCTCTATACTTGATAGTAATTGGCTTGATTAATTTTCCTGATTTGTCAATGTTGCGTTCAAACTTTGCGTCAAACTCATTCATTGCAGTTCTCAATTCTGGGATTGAGTTGATTTTTGCTAATTCGTTATTAATATATATCATGTTGTGTAAAATTTAAAATTAAAAAAACACATGGGGATTTGTTGTCCCCATGTGTCAATAGTTTGTTTATGCTGAAACTAACAACATTTGATTTACACCCATTTGATGTGCGCCAATTTCTGAACGCATGTATGTAAAGTTCATGTCGATGTCTGTAACTTTTAAGCCGGGACCTGCACCGTTTACTGACCAGATTTCCATTTTTCTGCTGTAACCGTTTTTCTCTTTGTATCTTGCACCAATGTTATCAGTCAATTGTAAAGACTTAGGGTCTTTCTTTTGAGCCATTGGAATAAATACTCCGTAAGTTTGTGCTACTGAACCTGTAATACCAAAAGTTTGTCTGTTAGAGAACTCCATGAATGTTTGATACATGAATGTTCTTGCACCTCTTTTTACAGAGTTGAAGTCAGTACAAATTGATTTACCTTGTCTGCCATATTTAGCTTCCATTTGAGCTTCAACATAGTTGATGTTAGTGTTAGCTAAGAATGCAGATAGTGCATTTTCAAACTCAGTAGTGTATGCTCTTGAGAATAATCCCATAACAAAGTCACCTGCGTATTGAGTATCTAACAATCTGTTGTAAGTATCAACGTCTGCTAAACTTGTAGAACCCGGAGTGTAAGAATCTTGCATACCAAGTCTTTTAATTTCTGGAATTAAACCTTGAGTAGTGTAGATTGGTTCACCTGTTAATGGGTCAATTAATGAAGCATCACCTGATTCACCAAACAATAACGCACCTGAAGTTTTTAAAGCCATTCTGAACTCAGCATCAGCAAAGTTGATGTTATACCAACTATCACCACTTGCAGTTTGCAAAGAGCCATCAAGACCACTTGCAGATACCCAACCATCAAACCATGTTTGAGTAGTTAATTGGCTACCTGTTACACCCATAGTTTCTTTGATGATTTGTGTGTAGTTAGTACGTTTTACTGCACCCGGAACAACACCTTTAGGTTGTCTTGAACCTTCACTAAATGCACCTGAGAAAATACTGATTTCTTCGTTAGCTGCTACTGCAGGTAATTGGTAAGTAGTGCTTACAGGACTAATAGTCAATTCTGGTTGTGCAGGAGTAGTTACGTCAATAACAGTGATGATACCTGTTTGTCCACCTTTAAAGTAAACAACATCACCTAATCTTGGATAGAATCCGTTGTTAGTATCTACGTTTACTGCTGCTAAGATAACATCCATAGATGCCCCTGCTGCCGGTTGTGCTACGATACCTCTTGAAAGGAAAGTTGGATTTTTCAAATCATCCTCATAGTGAGAATAAATTTGATTAGCTACTGGTTTTAAAAAACCTAATTGGTTCAAAGTTAAGAACCATGATAAACCTTGATCATTGTAACGTTTGAACATTTTGCTCAATATGTCAGGTTTTACTACGTCGAATGCAGATACAATGTTCGATTGAAAATTGCCTGCAACTGCTGGGATGTTTGCCATTTTTTATTTAATATTTTTAAAATTTGATTTGAACACTCCTTTACTTTAGTTTATTTTTTTTCATTTTTTTTGCCATTAGACTACCTACCCATGTACTTTTCAAAAATAATATCTGAAACGTCTTTTTGAGTTGGTTGTGGTGGTGGCGTTCCGTTATTCCCAACCCCTGAAGGATTGTGAATCTCTTTTGCTGCACTTAGCTTTGCTTCTGCCTCAACTTTAGCTTGCACCTTTGCGATTGCTTTGTTAATGTTTCTTGCAATTGCAATTTGATGTTGCTCTGCTACTGCTTTTATCAAGTTCTCATCACTTAATTCCAATCCAGAATTAACGAGATTTTGAATAGCTTGATTGGCATACTGCTTTGCCTCTGCTGCTGGTAGTTCAAGTGTGTCTATGGTTTCAAAAGTTTCTTGACCATTCGCATCTTTTCCCTTCGGTACTGTGATAGGAATTTTACTGAAAATTTTGTCCACGTTCTTGCCAATTACATCTTCCCATTGCGCTTTGAGTTGTTGTCTTTGTTCTTGAACTTTACTTATAGTGTCGGAATTAGATTCAGTATTCACCTTCTCTAAAATTCCTTCTATTTCTTTGATTGATTTTGAAGCATCTCTTTCAAGTTGGAACTTGTTTAGTTCTGCTTCATCTTGTGCTTTTTCCAATTCTTCACCATACAAATCTTCATCAACTGTTGTTTGGTACTTTCTTGAAATCTGCTTTCTTAGTAAGTTTTCTTTGCCTACTAATCCGGGGTCTTTTAAAATCTCTGCAAGCACCAATGCTTCAATAGGGTCTTTTTCAGTTGTGCTTGAAAAATTCTTTACTGCTTTAATGATTGTTGGGTCATCTATTCCTGTAACTGATGCAAAGGCGTTTAATTCCTCAATGGTCTTTGAATGGAATTTTGTTGCAGGAAGTTGGCTGATTTCATCATACTTAGATTTGTAATCTTTAAGTTGGTCGTAATCAGACAATCTTGTTTTTGCATCAACCGCATCTTCTAATGAAGCATAGTTTGTTCCTAACATTTCATTGATAGACTGTAACCTGATTGCATCTGTAATTGTAGGTGCAGTTGACTCAGGTGTTGCAGGCGTTTCTGTTGGTGCAGGAGGTTCTACTGGCGGTGTTGTTTCGCTTGGTGTAGCATCAATTGGTGCATCACTTGGGGGAGTTTCCCTCAAATGTGCTGTCCCTTCAAGGAACAAATCTTTTAAATATTCTCCGTTATCGCTCATGTTTGTGTAAAATTACTTGCAAAGTAAGGGAATAATTCAATAGGTTGTTACAAAAGTGTCTAATATTTTAGAAAACAAAAATGCCACAAATTAATGTGGCACCCTTGCGAAAAAAAATAACACTCACGAAAGAAGTATTTTAAGGTTACAAATATAATGTTTATTTTGGAACCTGGTTATTCATTTTTTCTTGTTCTGCAATTTCTTTGATAATGTTCTCGTCATTCTTTTGTTCCATTTCCATTTCCTTTAATCCAAATCTTAATTCCATTTCTTTTTCGTATTTAAGGACAAGGGTTGCTCGTTCTTCATTTGCTTGCAAGGTTATTTTTTGCATCTCCATATCAAACAATGCTTTTTCTTGCTCACCTTTCATTTGTTGAAGTTGTGCGTTTTGTTCGCCTTGTTGTGCAATGGCTGCTTGTTTCTCTTGTTCCATTCTATCAATTGCCTCTCTTTCTTTTTGGGCAATGTATGCTCTTGCATATTTAGTCATACCTAAGTTCACAAAGTTTTGGACCATTAGATAATCACCATACCCTAACAATGGTTGACCTTGCCTTCCTACTCTCATGCTTTCCAAAGCTGCATTCATAATTTGATCTTTNTCTTGTTGGTTCGGTCTTGCCTCTATTCGTATTCCAAACATAGAGTTCTCAATCTCACTTCCAATTTTTAACACTTGAGTAATATTCTTTCCAAACACTTTAGTATATCCTAATTCATACACCTTATTAAACTTAACCAACATTTGCATTCGTAAGGCAATATTTCTACATGACCTTTCTTTAACATTCAATATTGATGTCAACATTGGCTTTAAGGAATTGATTGTGGCACTCATGCTTATTTCAGACACTCCTACCAATTGGTCTGCTGAAGGTGAACTTGCATCTGCTACTCTATTAATACCTATTGCAGTTCTTATGCTTTCCAAATGTGATGCAATGATTGTAAGGTATTCATTTAATTGATTACCCATACCGCCTTGCAATTCTTGAACTGGTCTGTAATTTGTTTGTGATGGTAAATGGCTTTTGGTTGCACTTGCTTGGAACAATACATCTCCGGTTTGGTTGGCAATTCTTAAAACTTCCAATGGCGTTAATTTATTATTACCCATAGAAATGTTTGTCAAACTTCCATATTCAATAGACAATCCTGCTGGTCTTGCTTTGGCTAATGCGTTTTGAAGTTTTAACCATGCCAATTGAATACCATCTAAATAAGGAACAATTCTTTCAATGTATGAACCTGCTTTCATTTTATAGAAGTGGTAACTTGAATTGGCTTGTGAAGGTGTTGGTCTTGGAATGTCAAATTGATGTCCATAATCCCAAGCATATTCACTTCCTACAATCCACTTACATCTGTAATACATTTGCTTTTTAATAACGTGAGTTTTTTTCGTTTCTGAATTTCTCACTTTACCGTATGTATCTTTATGGACTACTTTTTTACCATCGGCAGTTGTTCTTTCGGTATTATACTCGGTATCGTCTGACTTGTACTCACAGTCAAGTACCATTATTCTAAAGTTGTCATACTCATATCTGCCAAAGGCATCAGGTTGCATGTTACTTATTACATTTGGATTACCCCATTGTGTAAGTGCAAACTTTGCAATATCACTTAATTCAGGTTCAGTAAAGATTGCACTTCCATCAGGGTTGGTTAAACTTCTAATGTCTGCAATATTATAAAAGGTGTATTCCCCTGCAAATGGCATGTTTGTAAATCCTTCTTGGTGGTTGTATGGTATCACACACAATTCAGGGTCACAATATCTTACTTTTACTTTTTGGGTGAATGGATCAACATAATCTTTTACGCCTACAACGCCTAACTCAAAGGCATCTTCTAATAGCTTTCTTCTAATTTCTTTCCAATCAGACAATTCTAATGTATAGCTTATCCCTTGCTCAATAGCCATTTCAGATTTTAGTTTAAATCCACCTAATTGTGAAAATAACTCTAACTCTTGGTTACTTGCAGGGATGTAGTCTGGCTTTTCAAATTTAACATTGGCAGTTTGTTCAATCTTCTCAAAGTAGTCTTTCATTTCTCTTTCTACCCAAAGAAGCCATTTCATTTGTTCTCTTTCGGCTGAACTTGCTTCATCAATTCCATCGGCAAACACATCATAGTCCATATCCTCACCAATTCCAAGAATAATATTTTTAAAGTTTGGTGCCACAGGAACAATATCCCAATTGACATTCATAAAACCTTTTCTTACAGAATCATTTGTCACCCTTGTTGGGTTGGCAGATGTGGTTACTTGCGTAGGGATGTTTGGTGCCTTTTGTTGGGTAATGCCAAGTAAATCCATGTACTGAAATTTATCTTGTCTGCCATTCCCATACCTTCTCCACTTTCGGAATATTTCTGCATCGGTGTAGTTTAAACCAGACAGATTATTTCTGTAAAGGGAATCTATTGCTTTACAATACGCAACATTCCAATCTTTTTTAAGTTTGTCAGATGGATTTATGTCATGTGATGGGAAACCATATATCCCTACTGTATTGCCATTATTAAATGAATTTGCCATTAATATATTATTTCTTGTACAAAAGTAAGATTATTTTCGTCATCTTGTTGTAAATTATCTTTTTGGACATCGGGCCAATAATTTAAGTTACCTATTAAGGCAAATCCACCTGCTGCAAATAAGTCATAATTGGTCATATCATCAATGTCTTTTATGTCCCTTATTTCTATAAGCAAGTCTGAGTGCCTTTCTCTCATACCATGCCTCTGAATGTATGTTCGGTATTCATTAAATATTCTTTGCTTTAATTTTACCGTAGTATCTTTACCTGCAATGGTATCATACTTACCTCTCTCATTCCACCTTACTAAAAATCTATCAAAACCTAATTTTTCAAAATGTTCTGTTACGAATGGCACGTTTGTTTCGGGAAACATTGGGCAACCATAGTACAGGCACATCATTATCATGTCATCGCCATAGTCCTCTTTTGTAGGCAATCTATTTGAGTAAGTACATACAAACCTATTGCTTTGCCAAAGTTCCACCTCTCTATCGTGAGGGTCTAATAAAATATCGTGGCCCCAAAATACTGCACCGGCACCATCTGATTTCTTTTTACTTTTTACTTTGTTAGACTTGAATGTATCGGCCCCTGCGCAATAACCTAAATTCAATGGTTCCCAGCTTTCAAACTCAGCGTTCCAAAAAAACTTGTTCGATTCATTTCCTTGGAGAATTTTAGACATTCTGAATCTTCCATTAGGATCTTCTACAAATTTTACCTTTGACATATAAGGTTGACCTAACCACTCAAAGTTCCCTCTTATCATCATAGTCTTATCATCCCTTAGTTGGTCCAACCTTTCTTCTATAAGTGGTATGTTAAAGAATGGGTTTCTTTGGTTTGTTCTGAAACAACCTCTGTAAGTAGTTGGATGTTGCCTTTGGAATGCAAGCAAATCTGTTTTGTCTGTTTTCCTTGATAGGTATTCTATTTGGTTTTCTATGTATTGTCTTGCACCAATCTTTTCTTTGGTGTAATAAAGTTGTTCCTCAGTAGGTTCATCTATGATAGACATGCCATAGCCATCAACAAATCCTTCCAATCCATCGTATGCAGGCATGAATAAAATATATAATCCAGTTGCAGTTTGTCCGTTGGCATTTCTTTCGCCATACATAGAGTTGTCACAAAGTTCTCGGAAGTTCTCACCACCACCTGCTTCCATTTCTCCAACAGTTGATGTCTGAATGGTAAATCCATGAATGTTTCTACCGGCACCTGTTGACAATGTTAGTTTGGCAATGTTCCATCTTTCTACAACATTTCCTTCAACCAATTTCCCAATTTCCTCATGGTGATAGAAATATAATTTCGTACCATCATAGGCGGTTTCCCCTGATGACCTAAAACTAATTTCACTGTCTAAGGTTTTACCACTCTTTGCTTTTATTCCTTTTTTACCTCTTGAAGAAGATGCCCTAAATGACAATAATGTTTTGGGGTCATCACCACCATTGTGATTAGGCCTAAAGAAGAATGGCATTTTTCGCCATGGGTCAATGATGTGTTTACTAAAAACGTCTTTTGCAGAAACGTCAGTCATGGATTGAATACCGCCCCTTGCATTATTTAGCATGGATATTATTAGGTAATGTATGCAGCTTGTTTTGTAAGTTGCCCCTTCCCTTCTGTGTTTTGGATAAACAAATCCGTAGCAATTGGGGTCACTATAACAGTATCTTGCAAATAAAAAGAACCTTCTATCCCTATCCCTGTATTCGGGTGGTCCATGGTCAAGGTTGTAGAAGTTTAGATAAAAATAATTCCAGCCATCAATGTAGGTTGCTTTGCCATTATTAAAAAACCAATATCCTGACAATACTCTTTTCCATTGTAGTTTTATCCATTTAATTTCTTCGGCATAGTATTCTACATCCTCATCTATCTTGGCCCATATTTCGTCTTGGGTTAAGAACTCACCATCCTCATCTTGTATTTCTTGAAGTGCTTGAAGTTTGCTTGGGACTTGTTGCCTTGTGAATTTTTGTTCTTTGGCAGGTTTCCCAAATCCATCAATCTCATTCCAATTAGGTGTTTTTGGCAAATGTACTCTGATAGTATCTAAGTCAGGGTCATCTTCGTTAAAATCAATAAAAGGGACTTCGTCTGAATATCCTTCTAAGATAGATTTCTTTATCCCATACCTTTTATATTTATCAAGAGTTTCTTTCATTAATCTAAAACTGCTATTCTAAATTTACCTAACTGAATACTTTTATTGTGAGCATGCCCATTTCTTTCACTAAACAAAAAACCATGAATAGATGTGTTTTTCCACTTTAATCCTTTATTAAATAATCTGAACCATCCAAATCCATTGTTATAATAAAATGACCATACACTAAATCCCAATACTTTTAATGAATGGCAAATTGTGTTTTCGGTGCTAAAATTGTAAAATCTTGTTCCTCTCATATTTTTAATCTAATTCCTCAACTGTTTTTTCAACTCCTTTTTCTCTAATGCTTTTGGCAATATCTTCTGGCCTTAATTTTACTTTGTCATTATTAATGCTTTTATAGAGTGCAGACAATAACCCTTTGTCCTTATCATTCATTAATACGGTATGTATGGCATTGGTGTATGCTTCTTTTGTTTTTTCAAGCTCACCAATCTTCTGAGTAATTCCACTTAGTACCTCTCGGTAAATTTGGAAGTACATTGCTTCAAGCAATATTAAGTGGGCATATTCTGCATCACAATGTAATTTAATGTAGGCAATAATCATATTGCACACTCTTTCATTCTTCCCTTGCAATATATCCTCGATTTCCTTTGGGAAAAATTCTCCTTCAAGTCCATACCCTGCATCAATCATTGCCTGAACTTTCCTTTGGGTTAAGTTCTTATACTTATCTCTGTAAGGGGAACCTTTGTCATAAACATACACTATCCACTTAATGATTTTATTTCTTTCAAGTTTCTTAGGTATGATGTCTGAAAATTCCGTATAGATTTGTAATTGATGGAATTGATTTACAAATGGCACACTCATGTCTGCATTGTAAACATCAATCATTAACCTATTAAAATCACTTGGTGCAAATTCCATACTTATAATATATTAGGCAAATATGTTGTTTTTTCTTTGATTTTTAAAATAATATCTTCGGGGATGTCTTTATATTCATTAATTCCCTTCCTTTCATCTTCTACTTTAAACCTTCCATAAGGCACATTGTCATCAAACTCGTAGTAGATTTTTATTCTATACCATACATGGTGGTGGAACATTTTTACACTATTCTTTGTAACCTTACTTTGTATGAGGGAATTGTGAACAGGCAATCCATAGTGCTTACACACTTGCTTAAAGATTTGTTGGCAAAAGTTTTTCATTGCCAGTTTCTTGAAGTTTACTTTAAGAGGTTTTTTACTAATGTAGTCCCCTCTGAGGATGCCATCAAATTCAGAAGTCTTGCATAAGTACACACTATCCATTTTTAATTTTAGAATCATATTTTTTCTAACATAGCAATATGGAACGCCATCGTGTCTATATACCGCCCTTCTTCTTTGGCTTACAAATGTCTTTAAATACCTAAATAGTTCGGCATAGTCATTCTCTTGGTTTGTACTTGCTATATATTTAAGGTCGGTGTAAATCATAGTAAATTCCCTACATACTTATCAATTATTCTCATTGCATCATCAATACTCCAAACAAAATCTGCCCAATAACCCCTTTCTCTAAGCTTCCTCAATGCCCTATCTTGTTCTTCAAGGTGGTCATATTTGTCAACTACTTTCCCGGCAACCTTTACTTCCACAGATTGTTTTTTTAAATTACCTTCTTTAGTGTATGGACTATTGACTTTTAATTCCATCATCAATCCATGGAACTTATCGTTTGGTTGTAGGATTATTAAATCAGGGCAACTAAAATCTCTCTTTTGAATTGCTTTGTTTCTTGCCCCTTGTTGGGGAGTTAATCTTACACTTGCAACTGTATCAGATAGAAATAGTACATGAGGATATTTCATCTCTATGTACTTACATATTGCTTTTTGAAGTGCGTATTCTTTAAATGTAGTGTTAGGCATACTTAACTTAATTTAATGACCATTGTAATAATGTTTGTATTTTCAGGGTCAATGTGTGTTGCCAATATTTCAACCTTAAAACCTTGTTTTTCAAAATCTCTTATTTTACTTGAGATAGTTGTATCTATTCCGCTTATTCTTTCTATCATAACTTAAAACATACTTTCTTTAACAACCACCCCTTGAACTAAATTTTTCTGAACTCTCCAATACCTTTTATTATTTAATGTTTCATGGTATTCAAGTGGAATATCACAATGCTTGTCAATGATAATTTCATCTTGCCATTTTAGTCCCCTTGCTTCTTCATACACATCAATAAGATACCCTTCATTATCACTTCCATTGTAGCATACTTTAACTTTTTTCTTATCTGTATTGCCTATGGATTTAGGAATTTCTAAAAACTTGCTTGTAATTTCTTTTTCAATTGGCTCTACAAGCATATATCCATTGAGCATGATAATATTCCAAACATTTTTATCCTTGTCAACCGTTACTCCAAGCATTTCCATAGCATCCACAGAAATGTCCTTATCGTGGTTAAGTTCTTTGAATAACTCTATCTCCACATCTTTCCATTTTCTTTTTGCAAGGAATATTCTATCATACCCACAGAAGAAGTGTTCTTCACCATCAACTTCTACAACCTTACCTGCTTCTTCAAAGGCAGACTTGTAGGCATTAAAGTGAATAATGACCTCATCACCTTTCCTAAGTTCCATAGTTGTTTTCCAATCCATGCTATTAGGTTTTGGCATAAGGTTACCTCTTTGGTTCCTTTCGGTAGAATATCCAAACACTAATCTTTCGGGAGTGGCTACTACTTCACATACAATATTTGCATGTTTCTCTGGCTCAAAGGAAGTGTCTATTGCAAGGATTGTCCCTCCTTTAAGTTCTACCTTATCATTGTACTTCTTTACCTTTAATAAGACATTGTTATTAAGGAGTTTTATTTTTTCTAAGTTTATCATTATTATTTATTTTTTTTACTTTTGACTTTTATATTCATTTCTAAAATAATCCCTTCTTAGTTCTACGCACTTAGGCTTTTGAACTCTATTTATCCAATCAACTGTATATTCATACCTTTCACAAAAATGATTGTAAGCAACCATATACTCTAAGTCCTTTATCACACTATCCTCTCCAAACAAATAGTAGATAAATTCATTCTCAATAGAATACAATCTTCTAATAATATCATTTGTTTCAAACATGAATGTTCTTTTTTGTTCCCTGTTTACAGGAACTGCCCTTACAATATAATACCCCTCAAAAGGATATAATCTTGGGGTGAAATCAAATTGTTGTTGGCCTAATACTAACACTTCACCACCTTCCATCCTTTCTTACCCATCAAACACATTTTCTTTAAATCAAATTCACTAACTCCTTCATTATAGACACATGCAGTAGCAACATCCCCAAACAATCCTTTTGGCGTTAAGTACATTACTCTCTCTTTCCCCCTCGTTACTCTCCCTGCAAGTATCATACTCCCCTGCAATCCTTTATCCGAACTTAGCAAATCAACATACCATTTAGGCTGTCTAACTTCCCCTGCCAAAAATCCATATCCAGCAACACCCCTCTTACATCTTCTTAAAATATAATTATCATAAGTGTCATTTGCAATGGCCGCCTCTACTAAATTCTTAAAAACCCCCCTTGGAGTAATATAATCCCCCATATACTTTGGATGACATACACCACGCTTTCTATTACTAATTTTTCTTTCCATGCCTATTTTCTTTCTAAATTATACGACAAAATTAATACTTAAAAGTTATACGACAAAATTTATTTTTGATTATTTTTAAAATTTAATTACTTTTACATAATGAAACACAATCCATTGTTCAAAAAATACAACCTATCACATGCAGACCTTGCAAGAATGCTTGGATCTAAAAACGAAACATCCTTCAAAAACTCATCAGCTCACAAAAGATACATGCAATTCTTTGAACAACTCGCCAATCATATCGAATCCGAAATCATTAAAAAGATAAAAGACGAACGATAAATACCCTAAAATAACCCCAAAAACAACAATAAATATATCAACCCCTGAAAATTTGATACAAAACTAATTCATTGTTTGAAAATGCCAGTCCAAAATAACCCCAAAAAACACCCTTTTACTAAACCCACCCCCTCACATATCCATTCTTAAAGATACTATTGTAGAAGGTAAGGGTTAATGAGGGTTGATTCTGGGAAGTGATTGTTTGGGAATGTGGCGTTTTAGAAATAGGTTAGAATGAGGTTATTGTGTAAATATGGCGTTTTTAAAGGGGATTGTAGGGAAGTAATCGCTTTTGCAGGAGTATGTGGCAGGTGATATATATGAATGCCATACGCCCCTGTACGAACCGAATCCGAATTTACGCAAGCCACCCCCTTAAATTGTCACTTTTAACCCTATTTATTGTCGTATGAAGCAGAATTTTAAGCGTTTTCACATGCAAGGGGAGTGTCGTATAATAGGCAATAGATCAAATCTACTTAACATAATATTAATTATAAGACAAAATTTGATACAATAAAATGATCATAAAAAGCCCTCCCCTATCGTTTTTTTAAGAAGTTGATGTATAAGCGTAAACCCTTGAAAATAAAGGGGATTAAACAGGCTTTTGTGCCTTCATAGGTATATGAATTGATACACCCGCTTGCAATTTCCTTTTAATACTGCAAATTTTCAAAAAAAATTCTTTCATAGTCCTAAATAGATAAGTTAGGGCAATCTAACTTTAAAAGTTTTGTTTATATAGCTATTTTTGTTAGAATGATAAAGAAAAATAACACCTATATAAAAACATTTAAACCTTTTGTAAGGAATAAAAAGAAATTAGAACAGTATGAAGAATATAACATACTCAGTAATGAAACAAAAGAAGCGTTGAGAGTATTACCGGCAAGAGTATTAATACTTACAAATGAAAAATTGAGAGAGTATGTATATAGGGATATAACACTAAAAGCAGAAATAAAAAAAAATAAAAATGAAGTCAAAATACTTTTAGGTTTTGCCCTTTGTCATTCGCTTGTCTTTCCTTCAGTAATTGAAGAAATAAAAAAAAATAAAAAACTAAATATTTTTAAGGGTTTAAATTATTACACTATTCATGTTTTTTTGTCTTGTTATGTTATAAGTACGAAATTTAAAGGGGTGATCCAACAAAAACAAATATTAAAATTTCAAGCAAATGAAATGCACGACTTAAGGACAATAATTGAAGATCTTGTACACATTGGATATATAGAGCAATTAAACACACAACAAGTTTATTCAAAAACTGGTTTAGTTTCCGCCTCAAATAACAAGGGAACATACGCAAGAAAAAACTATAGAATAAGTTTAAAAGGTCATGCAGAAATTGACAGATTTATAAAAATTTATACCACTTTGCACGAAAAAATGACAGAAAATACCTTTTTACACGATTTTTTGACACTAAAATAAACCCCTTTTTTATATCTTTTTGTTACTTTTTACAAAGTATTTTAAAATTTATTTTATTGATATTCAGTAAGTTATAACAATTTGTTAAAATTTACAAAAATATTTCTTGTTTATATTATTAATATGTCGTAGAATTGTACCAACAATTTAGATATTCAATTTATGAAACCAACAAAACAACAGTTAATTAACGCAATTAATAAAGTTAATGTAAGATCAAAAGCCGGATTAAACGACGACGACCAAGTTTTTAACATGTTTAAAATTGCCAATTCTTTAAAAGGTTATTATGTACAGCCACTTTGGGACATTTACGAAATATGCACAGATGAAGAAAGATTAAATTTTTTATCTAATAAATACGGCTATTGGAGTAATGAAGTAAAACATTTTAATACAATACTAACTAAAAAAGCTAATATAGACTATATGCGTGCTTTAAATAGCAAACTAATAGAAGCAAACAAGCAACACGAAAGAACAAGAATACAACCACAATTATTTTAATACATCAATATAAACCAATTTAATAAAATATCAATATGAACAATTTAATCAACCAAACAACAGAAAACGCAATCATTAACTTTAATTTATGGTTCGAAGAATTAAACAAAAAAACAGAAGTTAAAGAAATTTTAGACTTTTGGACTTTTAACACATTGATCCCTAAAAGCAATAAAAAAGACTTAAGCAATATTAATGACTTAAAAGCCTATTTAATTGCACGCAAACAAAAAGCAACAGCAAAGCAACTTAAAAAACAAATTGATTTTATTAATTTAGTTTTTAACACTACAAAAGAAATCGAAACAATATCTATTTCAGTAGAGTGGAAAAAGTCAAAAATGTGGGGCAATAATCCAACAGCAACAGTAAACGTAAATTTTAAAGACTTTACACGAAATATTTTTGTAGGTAAGGCTTCAGGCTGTGGATACGACAAAGAGAGTGCCGCAATAGCCGAAGCACTAAACCAATGCAATGAATTAAAAAAGCTTTTATATATGGTTAAAAACGAAAATGTAGAAGCAAAAAACCAAGATATTTTTGGTTATGGTGCCGGCTATGGACAATTACCATATTTTGAAAGTGGCGTGGGTACATCGTGTTATAATTCAATTTTTGAAAAAATAGGTTTTAATTTTAAAAAAACAGCGTGGGGAAAAACGTTTGATGTTTACCATGTAGAAAAAAAATAGCAAGCAACCCCCTTCACAACCTTTGCCCCTTCGACAGTAAAACGTCAAGGGGTTAAGGCAGTGAAAAAAAACAACAAATTTAATAGTATGAATCAATTTATTTTAAGAGAAAACGTATTAACAGACAATGTATTGTTAATAGCGGACAAAGGCAAAGTATTTAAAGGCAATTATATTGCTATTTTAAAAGAATACAAGTATCAAAACGCATGGAACGACAAAGAAACAATTTTAAAGTTTAGAAGCGAAAAAAGCCTATTAAACTATTTAAGTAAAAATTACAATGATGAAGAACTGGAACAAATTATTTTAAATTAATAAACCATGACATTAAAAAAGTACACCACAGAAGAAAAAGCGCACAACATTAATATTTCAATCATTCGAGTATTAAATAGCGTAAACCATACAGCAACCCAAAAAGCTCAAATTTGGTATAAACTTAAAAAAGCAAAAGAAACAATTTTGAAATATAAATTATAATATTATGAAATTACATCCAAAGTTTAATATTTTAGATCCCTTCACTTATAGAGTATTGTGCAACTATATGACATACGAAATACAAGAAACAAGCACAGCGACTTTAAAAACGGCTTTAAACGACCTAAAAAGCGCTTATAAACAATACTCAGACAATAGCAAAGCGGAAAATTTAAGCACAGAGGCGAAAATATGGATCATTGAACATGAATTGAAGTTAAGAAGTAAAACGCAAATAGAATGTATTTTAAGTAAACAAGCACACAAGCCAAAAAAGTATTTTTTAGAAAAAATTTGTCCAGCTTCAGAGCATCCAAAAAATGCAAATTATTTTGATACTTGTTACCTTGAAAACGGCTTTTTAATAGATATTTATAAAACGCCCTCCGGTAAATTTTACGGCAAACCACCGAGAAATTAAAAAAGCAAATTATAACAACTAAAGACAATAGTTAAAAAAGTATTTCGTGTAGGTATTAAATTGTCAAGCCGGCGCCCCCTTCAGTAAATTGGAGGGGGTTGAGGCAGTAGAAAAAAGTAACAATTTAATAAAAAAGTATTATGAAAAAAGCAATATCAAATTACATCTTCTTTTTAATAGTTGCAATTTCCTCCTTCTTAATAGGGGGAATTGTAACCAAAAAACTAATAGAAGAACGACTTAAAAAAGCAAATGCAAACGAATATTTAATAAGAAAAGCAATTTATAACAGATAATAATATGAACATACCTACATTTTACGACAGAAAATTATTGTCAAAAGTATTGTTTGAATACATGACAGACGAACTTGACATGGAAAGCGCCTTAAAAATTGCCTCCTTAGATGACCTTTTATTTGCTCAATACTGCAAACAAACAATCATACATGCAGAAGCAAACGGATATATTAACGAAGTTAGACGACTAAAAAGCGTTTTTCTTAGTTTTAATGTACTTAAAAGTGGTTTGACCATACAATCCTACCAAAATAAACCAAACTATCAACAGAATTAAAATAAATAAGCAAATATGATGAATTTTAAAGAAGTCAAAACAGAAGCTCAAGAAGAATTGGAATTTTGTGTTAAACGCAGACAAGAATATTTAGAAGAACGAAAAGCAATTATTGAAGCATTGGAAGAATGCAATAAATTGATTTCCCATTCAGAGCAAAAGCAAACAGCATTAAATAAAATAATTAACGCTATCAATGAATTAAACACAGAATCAACACAACCATGACACAATTAATAATCTTAACACAGGAACAAATCCAGTTAGCACAAGAAAAAGCAGAATTGCTTGATCTACTAATCGAATCAGTTGAAGAAAAAAGAAACCATGCGCAGAAAAATGCAGAAGGTATGGATGAAGTAATGTATCGAGCAAACGATATTCAAAAATCATTTGAAAGCATTTTAAACACACTCAATCTTTTAAAATAAAAAAGCCATGACCAGAAAAAAAATCATCAGAGTAAAAATCAAAACAGTAGGGTATCTTAACTTAAAGACCTTACAATTTTTTAAGAGCAAAGCCGAATTTCTAATTTCCATTGAAAAAGCAAAATTGAGAGAGTTTAATAAAAAAGTCAGTATTGAGAGCAAAGCCTTTTTAAAGATTTGCCTTTTAGAATTGAAACTCCAAAAAGCGAAATTGATAAAAGGATATTCATGGAGGAAGTCTTGCTTGTTAGCATCTTGTAAGAATGCCATCAGAAAAGTGAAATTTGAATTAAGTAAAGATAGTAGAGAATTATTATTTAGTTAGTTATGACAGACACAAGTATATTTGGACTAATCATCCAAGCAAAAAAACCTTTAAAAGTAAAAACTACTAAGGTTAAGCCCTGCAAAAGTTTTGAAACATGGGTAAAGTATATGCAGTTTAAGAATAAAACAAAAATACAAGTACCTTCAGAAATATAATGAAAATATACTCACCACCACCAATGCCCAAAGAAACTATTAGGGTAAGCATCACTAACAGACAAACAAAGGAGAATACCTACATGACATTTGTAGGGGCAAACCTTGGCGAAGCATATAAGATAATGAATGACTTGTTTGCAGAATACACAGGAACACCCCTTACAACTATTCAACTTAGAATGCAAGTCAACCACATTCCCGGCAAAAGCGTTTCCTTTGGAGTGCCTATTGAAGTGGAAGATGTAATAAATGTTATAACAAATAGCTTTGAAATAGCAAAATAAGATGAAATTAGATTTAATAACAAACAAAGCAGAAATGCAAGGGGTAATTAACCCGAATGATGAGTTTTACACTCCCAATTATGCAATAGAACCGCTTATCAAGTATTTAAAGTCAAGTAGTTTTATTTGGTGTCCATTTGATACACACGAAAGCAACTTTGTAAAAATGCTTATTAAGGCAGGACACAATGTTCATTGGACACACATTGAGGCAGGTATGGACTTCTTTACAGAAGAACCGCCAAAGGGAATTGATTATATTATCTCAAACCCACCTTATTCATTAAAGCACGAAGTTTTTGAACGATTGTTTAAATTAAACATCCCATTTGCAATGCTTGTTGGAGTTGTAGGATTGTTTGAAAGCCAAAAGCGATTTACAATGTTTAAAGAAAATGATTTTGAAATAATGTATTTTGATAAAAGAATTAGTTACTTTAAAAGCTATTCAGATCAAAAGCCAAGTTTAAATCCACCATTTTCAAGCGTGTATGTTTGTAAGGATATATTGCCAAAGCAAGTAATGTTTGAACGCATAGCAAAATAAAATCATGCCAGTGAATGTAATCTTTGCATTTTTCGTTAAGGAAAGTGCAAGCTCAGACAAAAAACTTTTAGGAATGTTTACAAACCTAAAAAACGGAATCAGAAAAGTAAATAACCTTTATGACAACGACATTACTTCAGGTGATTTGATGGACTTTGAACTTAAAGGAGTTTTGGATTTTGATGGTATGGAGATAACATACGAGGAAGTAAAAATCAACGAAATAATTGAATAGCATGGATTCTAAAGAAGTGTTTGAAAAATTAGGTATTGAAGATTATGCAGATAGAATCTTTAAAAGCAATTCACATGGAGAATTATTCCACTTGCAACAATACTACGATTTTGTTGAATTGAAAGCAAATAAAGAAAAGTTCCGTAAAGAATTTATTAAAGCGGTTGAATATGCAGAAAAGAATTGGGAAAGACCTGAATCTGTATTTCAGCATATTCGTGACGCAATGTTTTTTATGTGGTCTTTAGAACAAGAAAAATAAATTTTTAATTGACAAAAATATAGTTTAATTTTGTCGCATAACCTTATAAAAAAAGAAAAAAAATGTCATCAAGAAGTAATTTCACAGAATTAGAGAACCCTTGCACAAGATGGTTCCAGTGGTCCGGTTCAGAAGGTACATTATCGTACTACGACAAAGAAAAAAAGGAGAACATTCCTGTAACACTACCTTTTAGATTTATGTGGCTCACAAGCCTACATACAGTCAAAGGATTTGTAGAAGGTAAGGGTGGTGTTTATGCCAACGAAGTGGTAGACCTATCAAAGCAATCTTTAAATGTAAGGATTAACAAAGAATCCATTGCATTAGGCTTATGGAAGGACATCAAAGATACTACTAAAGCAAACGGTGGTAAGTACGCACAATCAACCTACATTGCCTACAAGGATGAAGAAGGTAATTTGAGAATTGGCAACATCATGTTTGTTGGAAGTAGCCTTGCCGGAGGTAAACACCTAATTGACAAGAAAACAAAAGCAGAGATTGAATTGGATGGGTGGATGACTTTCTTCTCATCACGCAAAAGCGAAATTTCAAAAGGTGCAGTAGAAATATCTTTGGAAGAAAGAGAATGTACTAAAGGGGCAACCAAGTATCGAATCCCTAAATTTAAAATTATTGCATTAGATCCAAAAACAAATGAATCTGCAATGACCCTTGACAGACAACTTCAGGAGTATCTTGTTGCATACCTTTCAAAAACACAATCCGAAATCCCTCAGATTAGAGAAGTATCTAAGGAAGAACAAACTCACAACGATGCTATTGCAAGAAATAGAGCAGCAGTTGAAACAATGGCACCATTGCCTGATGGAGAAGATTTTGGGCCATTTGGTAAGGAGGAAGTAGTAGATACGGATTTACCGTTCTGATATTAAGTGAAATTAAATTCCAACATCCCTTCCTTTAAGGGATTAGTTCGTAAATCATATTTTACCAAACAAGATTGTGACAAAGATATTTTCTTTAATGTTTATGTTTTTGGAATACAATCTTGTTCTGGTCAAATTTTAACCTTCCATGTGATGACTGATTGTGGTATGCTTCGTAGTAGAGTGCCATTGTCAGAGGTATATACAAAAGTGCCTACAAATGACATCCCTTTTAATATGAAGCAGTTATGGGATTGTTTTAGTGAGAATGTGGCAGTCATTGAATATGATTTCCTTGCATTCCACAGGGCGCAAATTGTATTAAGGGATGGCAGTAAGGTATGGGGTACATATATGTTCACAGTTGATTGGTTTAATAATCCATACAGCGATGAACCCTCAGACTATAAATGTGGTCACATATTTGAATCTGATGAAGGATATTTGCTTTGTCAACCTAACAACAGAATTTTTTGGAAGGATAGCAATTGGGTGACAAAACCATTGCAAGAAGATTTAAAACAATTCAAAGTAGATACTCAGACAATTTCTGTAGAGAATCAATCCGATAGATGGGTAAGTGAAGATGGAGATAGTTATTATTACGATATTATAAATAAAAATGAAAAAAATTAACATAGACGAATTATTATTTAGATCACATAGTCAAGGTGATTTAATGGGAGTAAAAGGATTAGGAGAAACAGGCCAAAAGAAGGCAGTTGAAACCTACATCCAAGCATGTACCAACAGAAGAAAAGCATCAATTAAAAGTAAATATCTTGAAAAAGGTATATTGCTTGAACCTCAGTCAGTAGAACTTATTAAGGACATGACCGGCAATGAATATCAAAAAAACAATGTCCGAATGATGGATAAATTCCACGAAGGAGAATGTGATATTTACGCCCCAGAGGATGATCTTGTGCTTGATATTAAGAACTCATGGGATATACATACTTATTGGGAAATGGTTGTTAGTAAGAACGACAATGCAAAGTATGAATGGCAAGGCAGGGTATATATGAAGTTATACAATGTAAACAATTTCAGTTTGGTTTATACCTTATTGTCATCCCCAATCATGCAAGTAAACAAGGCGATTGAGAAAGAAAAATACTACAATGGTGGTGTTATTTCAGATTTTAAAATGGTAGAAATTGCTAATGATATGATTTTTGAAAAGGAATTGTTTGAGGAATGGTTTGAACAGGCAAACTTCTTTAACTTTGAATCAGACGATAGAGCCAAAAGAAAGTTTGAGGATTTTGTCAGCATACCTATTGAAAAAAGAATATATATCAAATCTTATTCAAGAGAAAAAGATAAGGAAACCCTTATGAATAATAGAGTTTTAGACGCAAGAGATTACCTTAAAAATATCTTTAAATAAATTTTTAATTGACAAATTTGTTTATTAATTTTGTCGTAGAAAAAAGATAATATGAAATTAGTAAAAGTATATATCCAAGATTTTAAGGCAATAAAGAACCTTGAAAAAGACATCAACGGACACAACATCATTCTTTTAGGAGATAATGGCGTAGGNAANTCATCATTCATTCAGTTTGTAGAAATTGCATTAGGAAGNACNACAAGCATTCCAGAGGATGCAATGGGTGAAGGNTACATCATCACAGACAAAGATGGTGGNGANTGGAAATTCCAAGTNAGATTTAAAGCAGGTAAACCTGAAATAACTGTTACATCCCCTGAAGGTATGGTTGATAAAAGAAAATCAATCCTTGCAGATGTTGTAGGGGCAATTGATTTTGATATTGACGAGTTTGTAAGGCTATCTGAAACCAAGTCAGGCCGGAAGCAACAAGTAGAAATCTATAAAAGTTTCCTTGATGATGAAACTAAAAAGCTCATTAAAGAATCAGAAATTACACTTGATAACTATTACCGTACACGCACAGAAAAAAACTCAGAGATTAAAATTATTGATAGTCAACTTGCTGAACATAAGTTTAAAAGATTACCCCCTGAGAATATCCCTGCAAACAGGATTGACATAACAGAACTGTCTAAAAAAATAGACGATAGTATGTCATCGCAAAGGAAGTTTGATGAGGTTGTTTTAAGGATTGACGATAGAAACAAGCAAATTATTAATATCAATGCTGAGATAAAACGCCTTCAAGATAAAAGGTTTGAACTTGAATCCTTAAATGCTCAGGCAAATGAATGGAAGGACAAAACTAAGATTGAAGATGTATCTGAGTTGATTGTTCAAAAAGACAAGGCAGTAGAACTCAATGCCAACTATGACATCAAAGTTGATTATGAGAAAAAAAGAGGTGGATTGAACAATTTAAAGGAACAGGCCGAGAATCTTACTATCATGGTAGAAACTACCAGACAATTAATTGCTGATGCTATTAGAGATAGCCAATTATCTGTTGAAGGATTGACTTTTGATGACGAACATTTGATATGGAATGGTGTACCGGTAAATGTATCAAACCTATCTTCAAGTGAAATTATGGAACTTGGTGTAAGAATGAAAATTGCCGAAAATCCAAACTTAGGAATGTTGTTTATTCAAAGGGGTGAATCATTAGGTGCCGATAGATTGGCAGTTATTCAGAAGTTGGCCAAAGAACTTGACTTGCAAATAATCATGGAACAAGTAGATCGTGGAACTGAAACTTTAAAGATTGAAATTTTAGAAAAGAAGATTAAATAAATGCCAAGATTAACAGGTAATACCGAACACGAAACACAGAAGTTTGACGACTTTGTATGGAAGCACAGACACAAACACCCTCAGATGGTAGCTGATATGTATGGTAAGAGTAGAAGTGCTGTCTATTGTTCTTTTAAAAGATTAGCCAAACAAGGTAAAATTGTAGAATTAGTTAAAAATAGAGAAAAAAAATGAAAACAACAGATACATCACTACTTACCCTCAAAGCAAATGAGGACCAAATTGTAGCCAACAAGGTGGCTATTTTAAATTACTACAAACAACATCCTTCTGAATCATTCTCAGCAGAAGATATTTCCATGAAGTTTAATATGAATAGAGTTCATGTTTCATGTAGATTGTCTGAGATTTTAAGGGAAGGACTTATTACGCCTGTTTCCATAGATGAAAAATCCAAAACATGGTATAATAAATTTCAACTTACGCCTGAACATTTAATCAATTCTGTTAAAAATGAAATTCTTAAACAAGATTTTAAGAAATGGATAAACAAGGCAGATAAGTTTAAAGATTTAATGCCAGAGGAATTGTATAACGAAATTAAAGGATTGGAATAATATGAAAGAAGATTTAAACGGATATTACCTTACACCTCATTTGAGATATGCCCCTAAAATGACAGGATTTAGCACACAAGAACTTCGCCTACAACAAATGTGGCAAGGTACTGATGGAAGTATTAAATGGATATGGGTTGAAGAAATCACTTTTGAACAGTTAGAGCAAGAAAATGATTAGCAAANGACTTNGACTTAACGCATANAAAAAAGCACTTAAAGATTGGGAAGGTACAACCTCAGAAGATACCATGTTTGGATTTTGTTCCTATTTTGAATACAAAGGATTTTACTCCTTCAGACATGACTTTCCCGAACTGTTTGCCAAAGGAGAAATTTTTGCAAAGGACCGACCTAAAAGTTTATATCAATATCCCGGTGGTGGATTTATGCCTCTTGCAAGACAACTTAGAGTTGATGCTTTGAAGGAAGTTATTAGGGAGATGGAAGGATTATAAAATGCGACATATCGAAGTTTATAAATACAAGATTTATTGGTTTTATATATGTATGTAAATCAATGTTTTATAAAAGCCGATATAATGGGTTTTATAAAACTTATAAATATTTTAACAAGATATTGATTTTTTGTTGTATGTTTGTACTCGATTAGATGATTTGATGCAACCGAACTCTAATTCTTTTTATGACTAATTACAACAAAAATAAAAAAAATCTAAGCACTTACCGAAACGATGGGAGTTTTAGTCAGCTCGTTGCAACATTTGTTTTGGGGGTGCTTAGTTTATATTTTATTTAGATGACCTACAAAGAAAAACTGCAACTTCCTGAGTGGAAGGCAAAAAGACAAGAAATTTTAAAAAGAGATGATTGCAAGTGTCAATCGTGTGGACACAAAAGTAAAAGTAATCACATTCATCATTCTATTTATTATCCAAATTTAGAACCTTGGGATTATTGTAATCATTTATTAATTACCCTTTGTAAAGAATGTCACAAAAAAGAGGAGTTTTTAAAAGCATTTGATGACAATAATTTAAGGTATTTTTTTAATTTAGGTATATTGAGAATAGACTTAAATAAAATTACTCAAAAATTATCACAAGCAAGTGATGTGGTTGATGATAGACTTCTTGCAAAAATGTTTCTTGAACATATAAATAATTTTAAAATCTTCAAACAATACGGTTTATGAGCAAATTAAGAAGTGTATCAACAGGTTTTTGGAGTGACCCATTAATTGAGGAATTAACTCCAAATGAAAAACTCTTATTCCTTTACCTAATTACAAATGAAAAAACTAATATGCTTGGGATTTATGAAAGCTCAATTAAGAAAATTTCATTTGAAACTGGTATAGTTCAAAACGATATAGAAACCATTTTAAAGCGTTTGGAAGGGTTAAATAGGATAAAAAGACTTGGAAATTGGATTTTATTGGTAAATTACATGAAACATCAAAACTATAATCCTAATATGAAAAAATCCGCAATCGCTATTTTTGATAATCTACCTAATGATTTGGGGTTTAATACTTTACGAAAAAGAAACGAAACTGTTGATGAAGGGTTTGAAAGGGTTTCAAAGGCTTTGGTAACAGTTCGGAAAATAGAAGTAGAATATGAAGTAGAATATGAAAATGAAAGAGAATCTTTAAACATCGAAAATGATTCCATTTCCGATGGAGATAATAATCCTGTTTTTTTTGACGAGCAAATATCATTGTCTGAAACTCAAAAATTAAACACCGAACTAAAAGAGCAAAAGTTTGAAGAATTTTGGACATTGTATAATAAAAAGGTAGAAAGAAAAAATTGCAAGAAAAAATTTGATAAGCTATCAATGGCAACAATAGACAAAATATTGCAAGTTGTACCTACTTACGTTAATTCAACCCCTGATGTTAAATATCGAAAAAACCCAGAAACATGGTTAAATGGTGAATGTTGGGAGGATGAAATCATTGTCGGTACAAACAATTCTCAATTAGCCGAACAAGATTACAACGATAAGATGGGAATAAGAATAAGTGCCAATGGGACTAAAATAACTTTAAATCATGGTTGTCCATGGATAAATCACTTTAAGTTCCCATTAAGACCACGCCCAACAGTAAGGCCAGAAGATTCTATGATTTTTTTTGAACGAGAGTTGATGTCACACAAAATAAAGCTAACAAAAGAGGAAATTGAAGAAATTTATAAATTACCATCAATATGAAAATATCACAATACGATAGTTTATTTGAAAAAAACTCAAATATTATAACCATAGACGAAAGTTTACAAAGGATCAAAACAGGCAAATCACAAAAGATTGTAGAGGAAATTCGTAACACTTTTGATAAAGAAAAACAAAGTAGTATGAAGAAAAAACTACCTCTTGTTTGTTTCTCAGGGGTATTCGACACTGCAAGAAGGGACGAAAACTTAGTAGAACACTCAGGTTTTATTGTGCTTGATTTTGACCACATAGAAGATACATACACCTTAAAACACCAAATGATTGGGCATAAGTTTGTCAAAGCTGCATGGATAAGTCCATCAGGTAATGGTGTTAAGGCATTGGTTGAAATTGCAGACAAAGCTAAACATAGAGAGCATTTTGAATCATTAATAGAAGATTTCCCAGACATAGACAAATCGGGCATTAACATTTCAAGAGCTTGTTTTGAGAGTTATGACCCTGAAATTTTTATTAATGACAGTACAACTCCTTACAACAAGTTTATTGAAGTAAAAAAATACCAAGATAAAATCACCGAAACCGATGATTACAAAAAGTTTAGGAATCTACTAACTTGGATGTATAACAGAGGTGATACTTTTGTTGAAGGGAAAAGAAATTCTTATGTTTTTAAACTTGCAAGTGCTTGTTCAAGATTTGGTATAGATATTTACCACGCTGAACAATATATGAAATCAGAGCTTCTAACGCAAGATTATTCGTTTAAAGAGAGCGAACTACTATCTACTATTAAAAATGCCTACAATAGGGGTAAAAATCAGTTTGGGAGTGCTATTTTTGAGAATAATAAGCTCGTAGATGTTAAAACTCGAAAAGAAGTTGATTTACCGAATGTAGAATATGACGAAGATGGCAAGTTTAAAGATGTAATTTATGGCATTGATGTTAAGTACGATGCTTTAAGATTGTATGATTATGGATTTGAAGGTGCAGAAACAACGGAGATACCTGAGTTGGATATTCATTGGAAATGGAAAAAAGGTGAATTTACATTACTTTCTGGCTTGGGAAATTTTGGAAAAAGTTCTTATTTAAAATATTTAATGCTAATGAAGTCAATTTCAAAAGGTTGGAGGTTTGCACTATATGTTCCAGAGGATTTCCCTGCACATGAATTTTACCACGAACTTGTTGAGTTGTATGTCGGTATGGATTTAACTCCTGATAATTTAAATAGAGTTGATAGAAAAACATACATTGAAGTTTATGATTGGGTTGATAAACATTATTTCTTTGTTTACCCTAAAGATGTTGTTTCGTCACCTGAATATGTGAAGCAAGTATTTTTAGAACTAATTATTAAAGAAAAAGTTAATGCAGTAGTAATTGACCCATTTAATCAATTGGATAATGATTACTCAAAAACAGGCGGTAGGGATGATAAATATTTAGAAGTTGTTTTGGCGGATTTTAAAAGGTTTGCACAAGTTAATGATGTTCCATTTATTGTAGTTGCACACCCGAAAGGTAATATAAAAAAAGACCCTAAAGGGAACTATGAATGCCCAGATGTTTTTGATTTGGCAGGAGGCGCAATGTGGAACAATAAAGCTGACAATATAATTATCTACCATAGACCTTTTAGAGGAGAAAATCCAACCTTACCAAATGCGGAAATGCACTCTAAAAAAATTAGAAGGCAAAAAGTTGTAGGGAAATTAGGTACAATTGAATTTGAGTTAAAACCAAGAAGTAAAAGATTTTTGTTTAATGGTATTGACTACATGGAAAACCTTATCCAATCTAAAATTACGAACAAATCCGAACCAATCCAAGAAAGAAGTATGTTTGATATTTCCACAGAAAATAACATTCCACACTTTGAACAAATAGAAAGACCATTTTAAATTATGCAACAAGAATATATATTAAAAAAAGAATTTAACCACCTCTATGACGAGGAGTTACATGAATTAACAGGGACAATTGATGTTTTTCAAGCATTAAATATCCCAGTAGCACACATTATAGAAGATGTGCGGATTGAGATGAAACTTGAATCTACAAAAACTATTCACATAGTAAAAGATGTAAAACTTGAATCTACAAACACTATTCACATTCATATTGTTGTGAACAAAGAAAATAACAAAATATTTGTAAACGATTTTGTAGAAAAATATCAACTTTATGAACTAATTAAAAAAAACTTAGAAACACCTTAATCCCATGTCCATAGAAGAAACAATCAAAAAGAAATGCCCAAATTTGAGCATCCACAGACAAGATAATATGATATATGTCTTTAAGAAAGGTACTACCACACACCACGATGTCAACTATCTTGAATACCTGTCATCAATAAATGAGTTGGATAAATACATCGAAAAAACAATCCTACTGACCAATAAATTAGACACATAGTACAAAAATAATGTTTGCAAATGTCAATTTAAGTGCCTAAACTTGCACTCAACAATGTATCACGAGGGTCAAATAATATTATTCAGGTCATTCAAGATACATGACAAGTGGTATGAGGGAGTGATTTTAGGAAAGGTAAGATTAGGCAGGGATTGGCAGTACAGTATAAAGACAGACCTTAAAGGCATACATAAAGAAGTATTAAGATATGAAATAGATATTAAAGAAAAAAAATAAACCAAATAAGAAAAAAAATGAAAAAATTAGTATTAATCATCGCAGTAGCATTATCCTTAGTTGGATGCTCAAAAGAAAAACAAAACAAGTCTTACGAATTTGAAGGGAGATTACACTCTATGACAAGTGGTAATAGAAGCGTAAGTGGTAAACTAAGAATGGATGGCACCGGCTATGGTGAGATTTCCTTTGATGGCGTTACTGCAATATCAGTAAGGGCAGTATCAACTCCTAAAGACAACTACATTAACTTTTTGCCTGAATCACAATACAATCGTGGTGGCTACATTAAAAAAAATGGCGAAGTATATTTCACTAACGATGTAATGAATTTCCAAGGTAAATTAAAATAATTTTTATTGTATGGACTTAACACCTAAGCAAAAAAAAGAAGTTGTTGACATGGCCTCTCAGGCAAAACAAGCACCAAAGACCGTATCTGTATCGCAATTTTTAAAGATATGTGATGAGATAGATGGCAACCTTCAGGAACAAATTGATTTTATTCACGCAAGAAGTAAAAAAACAGCATGTCTGAATTAAAAGAAGAAGATTTGATAGTGAATATCCAAAGGATGTATTTTTTGCAATTAGCATTAGATATGCACATGGAATGGATAAAAACCTATGTAAATAAAGATTTCAGAAAGAAAATCAATGATGCACGCCACAAGAACAATATTGTCATCAACCAAATTAAAGGCAATTTAAAGCCAGAGGATGCAAGAAATGTAGAGGAAGTGTCTGAAATAATACTTGATGAAATATGGGAAAAAATAAAATAATTGGACCAAGGCCATCTGTTCAAGATATTTTTATAAATGGATTGGTAGATTTTCTTCAAACAAAATATACCTTTGCATATAGAAATAGAGGACCGATTAAGGTTACATTTTTTTATGGCAACGACATACATAAACTTCAACAATATTCACTATTAAAGACAGAATTAAAAGCAACATTACCATTTAACACAATCATTAAAATACTTAAAGATATGACAGGAGAAAGACCACCATCAGACGATTTACAAAAAGGGGAACAAGATCCAATTATCCCTACACCAACACATTTCAAATATGTAGTGTCATGGATGGACAAAGAAGGTAAACTTCAAGAAACAGTTGTTGGCTCAGAAGATGCAGTATCGGCCACTAAAATTATTTCTGAATATTACAGAGATTTTAGTAGCCATGTATCTACAAGACGACAAACTAAGTTAGATGAAAGGGAGTAATTGAAAAAAACACCTTGCATAATAATTCGTGACAACGGGCCTTCTGAGGATGGAACTTTTGTGCCACCAATTCAAGAAGATTGTTTTTTTTTGACATGGGGTTCACAAAACAGTTCTATTATTCAAGACGATGGATATACATACATATTGTCCGCCCAAACAGTTGCCATTATAGCAAGGATAGATGGTAGAGTTGAAATGGTAAGGCCTGAGCTTTTAATATTCCCGGACATAAACAAATGACAATCTTTAAAAACATATTTTGGGAGTATGGCACTTGCTACAATTATCCTGCAAGAAGAAATAAACTTTTTGGCAATGTTCAATACTTGCTTTTTAAGAAGGGTGATTTAAAGTACATTGATAACATCGGACATCCAAAAAATGTTTGGAGGGATTTTGATAAAGGTATGTGGGGAGAATTTATTAGATATTGAAAATATATTTTTAAAAATACAATTAATTACAATTATAATTATTATATTTGCATAATAAATTTTTAAAATAGTAATAAAATGAAAACAAATCAAATTATGGTAAGAGAAGAAGGATTTATCCAACGAACAAGTGATGGTTATTTTAATGCAACTAAATTAGTTGAAATCTGGAATCAATCCAATGGTGAGAAAAGACAATTGGGTAACTACATGAAGAACCAAAGTACACAAGAGTACATTGAGCAATTAAAAAAAGAAGGAATTGAAAATCCTATTGTTACAAGTAGAGGTATTGGCCCGAAGTCAGGAACTTGGGTTCACCCAAAGGTTTTTATTGATTTAGCAATGTGGGTGAGTGTAGAGTTTAAAAGTAGAGTTATTGATTATGTTTTAGATGGTTTAATTAAAAGCCGACACGATGCAGGTGACTACTACAATGAAATGACACAAGCAATACTTGAATCATACTACAAATATTATAGCACAAAACCACCGGGATATATCTACATAGAAGAAGCCAATATGGTAAAATCTTTAGTTTCTTGTAAGGATAGAAATAATATGACCGAATCGGAACTTAGGCAAGTAACTTATCTTCAAAAGTTCAATACAATGCTTATAAAAAAGAATGTAGGCAAAGAATCAAGAATTAAGCAATTGATACAAGCTGCTGAAATTAATGTTTAAAATGAATATAATATTTCGCATCCTATATTGGATTGTACTTGTAATAATAGGCCTTAATCTTGGTAAATTGCTTGCAAAGGGATTGTTTGAACTTATAATGTGGTCAGGCATATATCCATACTTAGAGAAATTCTTTAATTGGATAATCTTTTAAACGAAAAAACCCTTCACTTTCGCAAAGGGTTTTTTTACCAATTCAATTCTATGAAAACACGCTTTTTTATGCTATTCTTGAAAGAACTGCTGCGGTAGCTGAACTAAATACAATTTGGAAAGTTCCAATTCCTTCAGTTGCAGAGTTAGCAATAGTTAAAGTTTCACCACCTGTTAAAACAGATTGTGTAACAATTCCAACGCCAACCGCTACGGTTACAGTGTTCGCCCCTGCTGTATTATCTACATAAAATGTAAATACAGTTCCTTTAGAAGCACCCAATTGAGTTCCTAATAAAGTTGCAGTTGGCAAGGTGATAGTTGTTGCTGCTGCTGATGTAGAAGTAACATATCCTTTAGCCAATTCTGCTGCGGAGATTGTTGCAGTTACGTTTACTGCTGCTGTGTTAGTATGCTCTATCAAGATACCTTGAGAGAAGATTGCTGAACCTTCTGAAGTTGTAGCACCATTGATGTTTGCCAATACAGTGTCTAAACTTTGAGAAGATTGGAAGTTAGTAAAACCACCACCTACTTGAGATGCCGGAACGATGATAGTACATAACGCCCCTGCTACTCCATAAGTTTCAGTAATTACTCTAATACCTGCGGTGGTTGGGAATACATACTGAGTTGCTGTTTGTAATCTACCGTTTACACCTACGATTGTTGCTTTAAATGCTTGTGCCATTGTTATATTTATTTATTTAATTAATTACCTACAAAACTAAATCAAAAATCAATAGGTTGTTTTAACTTTTTGAGTGCAATAAATAATTAATTATTTTATACAATGTATTTATTTTTATATTATCTTTG